CGACGGTCCCGGGTCACGCCCGTGTCCCCGCCGACGATGCGGACGATGGCGTCCGCGACGGCGTAGACCACGTCCTGGGCGGCGGAGGGCGCGGTGAGCGGGATGTGCTCGCCCGAGCCCGTCAGGGCGATCATCACGCGGTGCGTATCCTCATCCTGGTAAACCCAGCCGACGTTGGCGTACTGCTCATCGTAGGAGAGGAAGTCGTCGGCGTCGTCGGCGGCGGCGTACATATCCACCGTGAGAGCGCCGTCGGAGGTCATGGTGAGTCCCGGCGCGATAGCCGGGGCGATACCGGTCAGCTCCTGACGCAGATGGCCGAGCGCGGCGTACAGCGCCGCGTGACCGTTACGGGTAGTGAGGGCGGGAGTGCTGTAGGGGCTCATTTTGGTTTTCCTTTCGGATCGGTGGGTGAATGGAGGGGATGATTATGGGCGCCGGGTACGCCTTTCGAGGGCGTGGTCTCGTCATCATGCGGATGACCGGCTCATTTCTGAAATGGGCACTTCCTTTTAACCCGGCCGTATACTTCGATTGACGCCCGTTAGTCTCACACCGAAAATCATTTCGGGCGAACCGCTCCCGACGGAAGTCATCCGTTAGGGTGACACATCGTCGGGTTAATGCAGCCGTCCTCATGACCTTATGGCACGGGCTACGTCTGGCCTACCGGCCGCTCGGCCCCGTTTTTAACCGTCTATTGCACGGGGCCGAATATGTAGTTCTCAATCTTCCCGGGGTAAGGATGAGATGATCGGTGGGGTTCCGCTTCTCTCTTCCTCCCTTGTGATGACTCCAGTCTAGCGCGCTCGCTGGGGAATGTCTACTCTTAAATCTGTGTTCTGCGTCTCTTTCGAGTTTGGGGTTCAAACTCGGGAGATCGGGCCGCCTGACGGCGGAGTCGACAGATGCTCATCCTCCTGCGCGCTATGTGATTGTGAGCCGTCATCGCGCCCCGGCGCCGGCTTGCACGGCGCTAGTCCCTGGGTGTGCGGTCCGGGGCTGTAGCGGGTGGGTGATGGGGGTATGGGGAGCTCAGTCCTCAGGCTCGGTGTAGAGCATGCGCACGACCTCCTGTCTAGTGGCGTCCGCCGGGGCGCGGCCCGTGATGCGCACGATGGTCCGCGGGGGCAGTTCGGCGACCAGGCTGACCACCTGAGGAAGCGTCAGGTTGGCCGTGAGGGCCCTGTAGCCCTCCTCTTCGAGTTCGGCGGCCCAGAGGCGGGCGGTGGAGCCGTCCGGGTCGGTGAGGACCTCATAGGCCTCTCCGTAGGCCAGGGCCGCGATCCCGCCCATACGGGCGATGGGGATGCGCCACGCGGCGAGCGGGAAGCCGTACAGGCGAGGGCTGGGATCGCTGTAGGTGGGCCGGTCGGCCGGGGCCTTGGTGGTTCCGGGGTTCATCGTTCGGTTCCTTTCGGTTGTCGTTTCCTTCTGACGGGTATAAAGGTACTCGCCCCGTGAGGGCTAGTCAAGGCGAGAAGGGAGAAAAGTAGTGTGTTCTGCGTCTCATTCTGAGTCGGTGGGGACGGGGTAGGCGGGGCAGGTGGTTTGTACCGGTACAAACTCCGCTCACTGCGCGGGCACGACACGCCCCGGGGCGGGGATGGTTCCTTCCTTCCTCGCGTGTTTCACGTGAAACACATGAGTACTGAACCCCGTCCGTAGGGCGGGGAGTCGACACGCCCCATGGTCGACGATGCGAGTGCGCCGGCGCAGTGAGCGAAGCGAACGGAGAGGAGGAGCGCAGCGACGACTCAGCCCAGGCGCGTGTCGAATCCTCTCTCTCTTGGGCTGACCGGATGATTGTCCTCGCATGTTTCACGTGAAACAAGTGAGTAGGAATAGGGCGGGGCGGGGTGATGGAGCGGGGAGTCGACATGCGCTTGGCTGCCTCACGTGCGTGCTCCTGCGTCGCACGCGCGCTCGTCTCGCCAGCGCGTGATGCGGAGCACATAGAAGCGTGGATGCATACGAAGGAGGAGGAAGCAAGGGACGAAAGTCCCGAAACTTCCTTCGGGTTATGGCGAAAGTTTCGGGTAGCCGAAACATGGTATGCGTGGCGTAGGTACGTGTGGCGGGGTATTACGTCAGGCGTATCATCCTCGGGGAGGAGGAGTGTGATGAGGTAGACATACGTCGGAGGGTTGCGGAATGAGGGATGATGTGCTATGGGAAATGAGATGGAGATCACAGGGGATGAGGGTTGAAGATAACGCTGTTATGTGTATGCATGAGTAGCAAACACGCGTGAGGGTGGGTTGGGAGTATGGAAATCTCGTCCCAAAAATAGTGAACTTCGGAGAAATGTGACTTGGATCATATGCATAAAGATACGGTTGAGTGCATAATGGATTATATTCGTTATAGATGATGATGATGATGATGATGATAGATGATGATAGATGATATATGATAGATGATAATAGATGATAGACGATGACTATATTTGGTAAATGATAGTCTTTAATCCTGCGTTTACTATTTCCTATTTGAGGCCAAATGTGACCTAAGTTACGTTAACTAAAAATGACTTTGTGACTTGGGTTACGTTCACTATGTTTGATTGTGGCGTGGCTCACGTTTATCTATATTTGACCGCCTTTTACGCATACGTCAGCTCGGGATTGGTACTCACTAGACAGGTATTTAATTAGTGCTTCACGCTGGGTTGAAACGATTCGGGGCCGAATCTTGCACGTAAGGGCCTTAGAACGGCCCATACCCCTACCCCTAGGCAGTTACACCGGGGCAGGTGCATTAGGCCGCCAGCGGGGCTTACAGCGCGTCTGGGATACGTATGCGGGTATCCGCCTATGTGCACATGCACACGCACGCGCGCGTGATAGCACCTATAGGGGAGATTGTCGAGAGGCACTTTCTGTGCTGTGCATCATGTGTCTTGACAGAACGTGTGTGAGCAAGAGCACAGTGAGCGTAGCAGGATGTAGCGTTTCGATTTGGCGGGGCGGGGCGTCTCGCCCACGGGGACATATCGGCGTCGTTGCAGGGAAAGACTCCGATAAGTACCGTTATGACATTTTGGTAGGTAGACTGTCTACATACCGGGGGATTTTTGAGCGGGGCATTCTAGCGCGAGCGTGGGAGAAAATCAATGTGACGCCGAGCACAGCCGGGCGAAGGCGAAATCGGATGCTCTTACAGACGGGGCGTGGCACGCGGGTGTGAGGTCGCTCATCTTTCCCCGCACCCTGCCCACCTAAACCCCCGACTTCCCTACTCGCGTAGCAGAGCCCCCTTCGTTCTGTCAAAACCGTCGCCACTCACCTCCCGAGCCCCAATATAAGTTTATGCACTCTTTTTATCCATGGCTGCATAAACGTGTTCCACGTCACGAGTACTAAACCAGCCCCTCCTCCCCCTTCAGCCACACCCGTACCATAGGACTTCGGACCTACTACCCCGACCTCCTCCTCCCCTCCCAACGAAAAGTCGTGGTTAGGCCACCCTCAGAAAAACCTGCATATTCCTTATGCACACCACTGCATAAAACCCTAATATTTTGGCCCATCCCACCATTTGAGATCGACCCTCTGAATGTCAACCTGCTCACACTTTTCCGGCCCTCACTCCCCCTCCTCTCCTCAGTACCTATCTGTTACTGGTGTGACCCCACACCATCAAACATCACCAACCGCCCCAAACATCTTGAATCCTCGAAGACAGTTACCTGTGTGGCCTGTGTGACGAAACCCTTCCGCAAAACCCCTCTCCACCCTCATCAAGGGGGTGTCGATGCCTCCTAGGCCCCAAAACCTCGCTACAACTTCTCTGTTTACTATGCGAACCCCTTCCTCCTCTTCCCGCCCAAACCTCTCTTCAGCCCCGCCAGTCACAGCCCGGCCCTCAGCCCTTCCGAATCCTTCCGCGTCCTTCCCTGTCGGGCCTTCCGCTTCAACGCTCCCTCCTCGGGGGTGGGGATGTCGACATCAGCCTTGACAGATCCCCGCCCCCGGCTATAATCGCGCGCCCGCGTACGCACGCCCGCGCGCAGTAATAAGAAGGAGAAGCAGAAGCCGGAGGGGGTGTCGCGTCCCCGAAGGGGACCCGGCCCCGTGCTACGCTGGCGTCATGCGGATCACCATCAAGCCGCCGAGCCCGACGCCCCCCGCCCTCGCCCCCGGCGCCCTGCTCACGGTCCGTGTCGAAACGGCCGACCCGGCCGCCCTTCTGAGCGGGCCCCCGACCATCGCCTACGAGGGCCGCTACACCACCGACCCCGCCCCGGCCTTCCTCTTCCCCGCCCCCGGCAACGACAACGGCGCCCCGGGGGTGTCGACCGCCACCAGCGCGGCATCCGATTTCCGCACCCCCTTCGCCACCCCCCTTCAGCCCCATGTCGACGTCCCCGTCCACGAGGGCGACACGATCACGGCGACGCTCATCACCCCGCCCCCCAGCGGCAAGACCTACAGCGCCGCCCTCAGAGCCCCGGCCCCGCACCCCCCTTCATCCCCGCCCGCCGTGCTCCAGCTCGTCGAGGGCGGCGCCGCACCGCCCCAGCCGCCGACGCCCCAGCCCGCACCGGGGCTCACCATCACGCCCGACCCCGGGGACCCCGACGTGCTCAACCTCGACCCCGCCCCCGGCAACGACAACATCGTCGTCGAGAACTGAGAACAGGAACCCACCATGGCGACGTACCCCGTGTACTCCAAGGCCGGTGTCGACCGGCGCTTCGCGCCCAAGGCGAGTGTCGACGCCCTCACCAATGCTCAGGTCGCCCAGGGGGCCGAGATCGCGGCCGTCAAGGAGCAGATCCGGGCCCAGCTGCTCCTGTCGAACATGCTGCCCCGTCAGGGGGGCCCGGGCACCCCCGGCGCCCTCACCGTCGGGTTCATCGGCGATTCGTGGTGCACCGCCGGAGCCGGAGGCCAGGGAGGAGCCCCCGAGGAGGCGACCATGCCCCAGATCGCCGCCAAGAGGCTCGGTGTCGCGGCCGCCGTCAGCGGGCAGGGCTCCACGGGGTGGGCCCGGACCCCGACCCCCCAGGGCGACACCGGGTTCTTCAGCGCTCCCGCCCGTGTCGACAAGGTTCTGGACGCCCACCCGTCCTTACTGGTGGTTGTCGGCTCCGTCAACGACAACTGGGCGATCGACCAGCCCCCGACCCCGGCCGACCCCAACAGCGGCCCGGCCGCTATCACGGCGTCCGTCAAGGCCCTTGTCGATCGCGTCCGCGACCGGGCCCCGGCCCTGCCGATCATTGTCGTCGGGCCCCAGCCCACCTCTGAGTACCGCACCTACGCGGGCTCCTCGCACAAGAACGCCAAGGCCGTCCGCGACGGTGTTAACGCCTCAGGAGGCGCTAACAACGGCGTTTGGTTCACGGACTGGCTCGGTGTCGCGACGACCTCCGCGACGCGGTGGGACCCGGCCACGTCCCCCGCACGGCACTGGAGCAGGGGTGAGGTCATCTGCTACGAGGGCGTCAACTACGAGGTCGTGGTTGACGCCTGGGTCCCCAACGCGAACCCGGACGCCGCCGACCCGTACCTGGCCTCCTTCCTGCCGTCGGCGCCGGTGTCGAGGAGGACGGCCGTGCTGTCGGGCCGGGGGGCCGTCGGCAAGCCCTCCGCCAGCGGCACCCGGGCGCTGTGGCTCATGGCGGACGAGACGCACGTGAACGTGGCCGGGGCGCAGGCGTTCGGCGTCGAGCTGGCGGACAGGATCATCGAGGGTGTCGCCGCTTTGCGCGAGTGGATCATCGCCAAGGGTCCCGTCGTCGTCCGCCCGGCGACCACCCCGGCCCCGCCGCCTCCACCAACCCCCGCCCGTCCCATGGGGGCGCTGGCCGACGTGCGCGACGCGCGCTGGGGCGTGAAGTGGGGGGCGCTGTCGGCCACTGCGCTGAGGGGGGCGCTGTCGCAGCTCATAGAGGGGGAGATCCTGAGGGGGTCCGTCGCCCTGCCGGTGCGCATGAGCAAGGACGAGGGCGCGGACAGGTTCGTGACGTCCACGGTGTCGTCCATCACCCCGAAGGGGGGCGGTGCGGCCGTGCGCATCAACGCCTCCACCATCGCCCAGCTCAAGGCCGTCGAGGACGTGAACGGCGTCGTGGCCACCCTCGGCGAGGCCCTCGACATCCTGGACGCCGCCCCGGCCCGCAGCCCGATCGTCGTGGAGTGCATGGACACGTCGAACGACATCATCGCGGACTACTGGGTGTACGACCAGAAGATGATGCAGTTCCTGCTGGCCCGCTACGGAGCCCAGGCCGCCAAGCGGGTCATCGTCGCCACCAACGGGACGCTGAACGCGGCCAGGATCAAGGCGAAGGAGGACGCGGCGCTGAAGGTGCTGCCCCGCATGGCGTGCAAGCCGTCCGGGCCGTGGACCGCCGAGGACATCGGCAAGCTCAAGGCCGTGGACATGATCGCCTGCCGGTCGAACGACGCCTCCAAGCCGGAGGTGCTGGCCGCCATCAAGAACCATCCGGAGAAGCCGGGGCTGTGGTGGCAGGGCATGACGACGGCGGGGCATGTCGAGACCGCCAAGACGGCGTCCAGGGCGGCGGGGCTGGCGATCGAGGGCTGGCTCATGGAGGCGCTGGAGGCCTCCCCCGGGGCCCTGTCGACGGCGCTGCCCATCAGGCCCTGAGCCCCCGACCGGACAAGCCGTTTTTACATAAGGAGGAAGACCCATGACCGACGTCGCAACGATATCGGCCGCCCAGGCGCAGTACTGGTGCCAGGCCGGACCGAACAAGCCCGCCGGGGGACCGTACTCCGTCGGGTACTCGCAGCCCGACCGGCTCGATGTCTATCGCGACAGCGACGAGGCGGGCTACCTCAAGTGCGACACCAGCGCGGACTGCGGGACGATCGTCATGGGGGCGATCAACTACGGGCTGCACAAGGCGTACCCGGTCCTGGCGTGGGGGCACCCGGTCCTGTTCGACCTCGACGACTACTGGACGGGGAACCTGCGCGGGGGCCTGGAGGCGAGGGGGTTCCGGGAGGTCCCCTGGAATGACGCCGACCTTTACCCGCAGGGGGGCTTCCGGGTGGGGGATGTCGTGCTCTCTGCGAAGAACGAGGGGGGTGTCGGGCACGTGTGCATGGTCGTGGCCACGACCCCGACCATTCTCGTCGCCGAGGCGTGGATCTCGGAGACCGACGACATCCACGGGGCGCCCGGGGACCAGACCGGCGGGGAGGTCCGCATCGAGACCTACGCCACGCACCTGGACACGGCGCGGGGGGCGTGGACCAGCTGCCACCGCTTCGATCCGGCTCTGTTCGCCCAGCAGCACCCGGACTGCGTCGGGGGGTCCGCCCCCGCTGCGCCGCCGAAGAAGGCTCCCGCCCCCGCCCCCGCCCCTAAGGGCAAGCCCGGGCCGCTGCTCGGTGTCGACATCTCCAATTGGCAGGCGGGCATCGACTTGGCGGCCGTCAACCCCGACTTCACGATCGTCATGGCGACGCAGGGGGACTGGTTCACGAACTGGTGCTTCGACGAGCAGGTTGACGCCGCCCTCGCCCTGGGCCGCCCTACGGGTGTTTACCATTACGTGGACGGCTCCGGTGTCGAGGCGGAGGTCGACCACTTCCTCGACGTCGTGGGGGATCGGATCGGCCAGGTGTTCTGGGCCGTCGACTGGGAGGCCGACCAGAACGGCGTCTGGGGAGACGAGGGGTACCTGCGGCGGTTCGTCGACGCCGTCAAGGCGAGGACGGGGCGGCGCGGTCTGCTCTACGCCTCATCGGACTCCTACCCGTACGCCGTGCAGGAGGCCACCGACTCGATGCGGTGGATCGCCCAGTACGCGAGCTCCGACCCCGTGGGCTGGGACTATGCCCCCTGGTCCGACGGCACCTGGACGGCGGACATGCACCAGTACACGGGGACCGGGCGGGTGCCCGGGTACGGGGGCGACCTGGATCTGAACCTGCTGCGGGGCGGGGAGGACGACCTGTGGGCGCTCACGGCACGGGGCCGGGGCGCCGTCGACGACAACATCCATCTGCTGGAGGGAGACGAGGACGTGAGAGTCACTCATATTCTGTTCGCCTACGAGGGCACCATGTACCTGTACTGCGTGCTCACGCACACCTATTCGCCGATCCCGAACGAGAAGACCCTGGAGGACGTCAAGTTCATCCTCGCCAGGGCTGGGGCGAAGGTCGAGGACTGGCTGGAGTTCAACCGGGGCTCCTCCCTGGAGGTGGGCAACCTGCTCGCCTTCGGCCGCTACGTGCCCGTCGGCGGGCGCAACGAGAAGAAGTAGGATCATGTCGTCGTCGAACGGGCGACGGGGTCGACACGAGGAGGATCACGTGGGTTTCTATACGAAGAAGACGTTCTGGCTGGGCGTGGCGGAGCGGGCGGTCAAGACGCTCGCCCAGGCGGCCCTGGGTGCGCTGGGCACAGCGGCGCTCATGAGCGAGGTGAACTGGGTTGCCGTGGGCTCCACGGCGGCCCTGGCGGCGCTGGTGAGCGTGCTCACCTCCATCGGCGACCCCAAGGCCGCCGACGTCGCCACGGTGACGGCCAAGTAGGACGGGCCGGGACGCCGGGGATGCATAAACATCCCCGGCGTCTGCATAAATATACGAACGGAGAAGAGCTATGACCGCGTACAGGGTCTACTCGCGGGACGGAGCCGACAGGAGGTTCGCCCCCCGGGCCGAGACCGACGCCATCCGCAGCCTCCTGCCCGCCCTCACCGGGACGGGCACCGTCCTCACCCTGCGCACCGGCGAGCACGCTCCGGCCGGAACCCGCCCCGGAACCATGGTCCTGCGGGAGAGAGCCGCCCTTCAGGGGGGCATCGTCGTGCGCGACAGCGCCGTCGGCCGGGCCCAGGCCGGTGTCGGAGACCCCCTCACCGCCACCGCCCAGCCCGGCGACCTGGCCGTGCTCATCATGGCCGCCCAGCTCCAGGCCGACGAGAACCCCTCGCCGATCCCCTCGGGCTGGACGGGGACGTGGCAGAACACGATCCCCGCCACCAACCGCTCCGGCTACGTGGCCACGCGGAAGGTGACGGCCGCCACCGACACTCGCGGCGTGGAGTGGTGGGTCAAGACGAAGGCGTGGACCGCCAGGCAGAGGGCCGTCCTCGTCATCCTGACCGGCGTGGACGCCGACCACGTGGGGGTGGGCCAGTGGGCCGCGGTCATGACGGGGGCCAACAAGCCCCAGCTGCTCGCCTCGATGGCCCACGGCACCAAGGACAACAAGATGGCGGCCTGGACCCTCGACGGCGGGGCCGTGGTGGCGGACGGGCTGGCGGACGTGTCGACGACGGAATCCTGGTCGGCGGTGCGCGTCGCACTGGGAGGACCCGGAGCGCCCGACGGCGCGGCGGCGAACCCCCCGGCCGCCTGGGC